TCTTTTTTTTTTATTTTTCTTTTTGGTTGTAAATTTTTAAGGGTACTAGTTTTACGGTCAACTCTTTTTAATGTAAATTTATTAGATTTTTTATTAAAATCTAATCCTGGAATATTTTTTATTTTTCCAGTAATTGTATCATATACAATATCTTTAGTGCGCTGTAATTTTTTTCTTTCAAGAGCAACAAATAAATAATCTTTTAATTCTGTACTTTTTTTTGGCGTTAGATTATTTTCTTTACTGTAATACGAAACAAATTCATTTAGTTTTTTCAGTTTTGTAGATTTTTCTAATTTATTCCATGGTTTTCTACTATTTATTTTTTTTTCTTCCTCTAGAAAATTAGAAATATTTTTAGTAGTTAATTTTGACGAGAAAACACTTGAATTGTTATGTAATAACATGCTCTGATATTCTATATTTTTCAATTCGATACATTCTGTTGTTTCTTTTTTTTGACCATTCATATTATATATATATATATAGTTGAGTTTATATTATTTTTAATATTAATATAAAGACAAAATAATATTATTAAGATTGAAAATATTATAAATTATATTATTATAGATGAAAAAAGTAATGATAAGTGGAGTAAATAATATAAAATCTTTCACGAATGAAAAAAATAGAGAAATTACAGATAATTGGGAACATAAAAAGTTTTTATTGGATAACACAAAACAAGTAGAAATATTAAATAAATTATTTTTAAATCAAGATTTTGATGGGAAAAAACAGGTAGAAAAAGAAATTAAAAAAAAAATGAATAGTTACAAAAGTCAAGATATAAAAAAAAATAGAATGGATAAAAAATTATTTATTACATTTGAACAAATAGTAGAAAAATTAGTAATAAGTAAATTAAAATGTTATTATTGTAAATGTAACATGCTTATATGTTATCAAGAAAAACGCGAAGAAAAACAATGGACACTTGATAGAATTGATAATAGTATAGGACATTTTAATGATAATGTTGTTTGTTCTTGTTTAGATTGTAATTTAAAAAAAAGAACAAGAGATTCTGAAAAATTTCGTTTTACAAAACAAATGAAAATTAAAAAGATTTATTAAAGAAAAAATAATAAAAATAAATAACAATATTATCTAATGAATAAACAAACATATAATTGTTGGACATATAAAAAAGGAAACGGTATTAAAAAAACAAATAGAGTTCACGAACTACCAGATGAACAACACGTTACAATACCAGTAATAGAAAGACAAACCATTAATAATAGAGAAGAATGTAGTAAAAGAATTGCACAAAGAGAACAATTAATTCAAAGTAGTGTGAATCCATTATTATTAAATAATAATTATTTATCTGATTTAAGAGTTCAAGATAAACACTTACGCTCTCAAAATAGCAACTTTACACAAATAAATAAAAAAGAATTGTCAAAATAAGTATTTAAACAACAATCAATTTATATAACCATAAAATGGACAATCAAAAATATACAACACAAAATAGTTTGTTGTTAAATAATTTAATGAATTTTTACAATAAGGACAATAATTTAGAGAAAATATTGCCTATCATTAATGGTGAATCTTTAATTTCTTTACGTTTGATAGATTGGTTTGCAACAAATTATTCCAAAAAATATTTCACTGTTTATATGCTTAAAGATGTAAATGGAAATAATAAAAGATTTAAAGTGTATTTAGATTATAAATTAAAACTAAAGGCTTACTCTAAAAAACGTTTCGATCCATTTTGTAGATGGGAAAGAATAAATATACCTTATGGTGAAGATGCTTATATTCAAACTACCATTGGTCAATTAAATTTTTTTAGATGGGTACTTGAAAATAATATTCTAGAATTTATTGAAAATAATCTTAAACAAATAAATAATGACATGAATAATCGAAATAGTACAGCCAAAAAGAAAACAACAAAAACAAAGGGCAAATCTAATACAAGAAAAAGAAGAGAAGAATTATCTGTTGCAGCAACCAAATGTATCAAAAAAGAAAAGGTAAAAATTATAGTAAAATTTGATTAATAAATAATTTTATATTTATAAAATATATATGAAATTATATATTTTAGTAGGAATAATAATAGTAATAAGTGTATATTTTATTTATATAAGGAATAATGTACAAGAAAATTTAGATATAAGAAATCCATGGTTAAAAAAAACATTGGAAATTTCACAAGCGAGAAAAAAAGACCCTACTTCAATTCCACCAAAAAAAGTATTAGCCGGTCATTCACAGTGGTTAGATTATAATAGAGTATCTCATAAAAATAAAGGAGAAGATTATAAATTAACAACAAAAACTGTAAAAACTCCACCAAAATCAAATAGTGAAGTAGATGCTTTAAAACAAAAATGTAAAACATTAACTAAATGCGAAGACATTGATGGATCAAAAACTGCTTTAGGTGGTTGTGGTTTTTGTCATAATACAAAAAATAACAATAGTTTTCGTGGATATTTATATTATTTATTTTCTATTGGGGAAAGTAAACCAGCAGCAGCAATTTGTAAACCATCGGATTGGAGTACAACAACAAGTGACTGTTTAAAAAAAGAAGAACAGGGTATATGTAACGAAGTAAAAAGTTGTGGTGATATGATTGGTCAAGCATCACAAATGTGTGGATGGTGTCCAACAGCAGGCAAAGCATTCGTAAAAATAAAAGAAAATGATAAATGGGTGCCAAAATATCCAGAAGATAAATGTAATGGTATGGGTGGATATGGCTTGTTAACTTCCCCTGCCGATTGTATAAAATTTGGTCAGGAACATCCATGTTTAACTCCACAATATTTAGTTGGACAACACAGTGATAAATGTTATCAAGATCAATGGAAAAAATCTAAATGTACTGCCAAATCGCCAGGTAATGTAAAATGGAATAAATATATAAAAGATAACACAATAAGTCATCAATATAAACCATATTCTTACATAGGTGAATTATTTAAAGATATTTATAATAAAGCAACTGGTAATGGTTCTGGTAAAATGGATTATTATAAGAGTAAAGACAGTTACAAAAAATGCTATGGTAGAGATCCTGATCCTTGTGATGATCGTTATACTTTTAATAAAGATTGTATGAATGTACAATTTCAGGAAGCAGGTTGTAAACCTAAAGGACAATTGTTTCCTACCAAATTAACTAACTCTCAAGTAACAGCGGCAATTAATAAAGGAAAATCACAATATAAATCAGAAATATTAGATTTGTATAAAGAAGGAACAAAAGATTTAGCAGGATTGGGTAATGCTGAATATAAAAAAGTCGAAAAAGCAATGATGCAATGTTTTGGAGAAAAACCTCCTCCTCCACCACCAATGAATGTTGGTGATACCGTAGTTGCTGATTTAAAATTAACAAAAAAATTAGACGATACGTGCTTTTATAAAGGTGCTAAGGTACAAATGAAAGGAGTTGTATGTGCTGATTTGGGAGCAGATGTAAATGTTATTTGGACTCATATTAAACCATTAACAAGTGGTTGTCAAGAAAAGTCTAGAACAACATTAAGTAAAAAAGAACAAAGAGTATATACTGGATGGTGTGGTGTAACACCAGAAATGTTATTTAATAAAGATTCAAACAAACCAAATAGTGTTCCAAAATTCAAACTAACAATAGTAAAAAGATGTCCCAAAAATAGAAGTAGTTGTGCTCCTTCCTGTAGAGAAATTGTTAGAGATTTATATGAAAGATATCCAGCACCTCAAGATTGTATTGTTACACCATGGACTAGTTGGTCTACTTGTAAAAATCAGAGTAAACCATCAAAAGATTGTGGTCCAGGATTATCTTTCCGAAGTAGAAAAATTAAATATACCAATTCAAATGAGGGAAAACCATGTCCTGAACTAGGCCAGCAAAAGAGTTGTTTAGTAAATAATAGAGAATGTGTGAATCCCAACGTGAATCAAATAAATAAATAAATTTTATATCTATAACATATATATGAAATTTATATCTATTTTGATAATTTTGATAATTATAAGTATAAGTATATCCTATTTTTATAAGAAAAACACTATACAAGAAGGTATGCTTAAAATGAAAAAAACATGGTTTAAATTAAGAGACGCAACACCTGAGGAATGTCAAAATTTAGCTATAAATCAAAATAATAGATTTATACGAACAATTAAAAATTTAGATGAAGAAGGTAAATGTTGGGGTAGCGGTACCGGTATTGTTAATGCTATAACAACAAATAAAGAACCAGATAAATATTCCATGTGGATTAATAGAAAATACAATTGGAATGGAAATGAGATTCAACTAAAATGGTGTGGTAGTAAAAATAATAATTGCGCATCTCCTGACCAATGTTTAACACAATATAGTGAAAATTCCGATTGGTATAAATTAACAGGAAGTAAAGAAAAAATAAAATTTAATAGTTGTAAATCATCTAATTCTGGTTCAAATAAAAATATGTTGTGGTGGAAAATTCAAAAAATTGGAAATCGCAATGGTGTACCAGAAAATTATATTAAAATGGACTATGTTAAATCTGGCGGACAAAATAAAAACAAATGCATATCTGGCGAAGGTAAAGGATTAACCAATTGTGGTTCCAATAAAACAAAAATAAGATTGGTTCCGTGGAATAATATCAAAATTAACGACAAAATAAGTTATAAAAAAGATGGTAAAACAGGATATGCTTTGGTAAAAGAAGTTAAGTTAAATAATGATATTTTAGTTGTTTGTCCAATAAATACGATTACTGATGCCAAATGTCGTGGTGAGAAATTTAACTTAAAAGAAGATGAAATATTAAATGTAGTAAATTATAACAAACCTATAACATCTTCGTTGAGAGATGTTGTTCAATTAAAGAATGCTGAAGGAAAATGTTTAGGTTTAGTTGGAGCATCGCCAGGATGGAAAAGTTGCATGGATCCGTCAACCAGATTTAAACCACAAGGAATTGGATACAAATCATTTATCAGTCCTGAAGTCCAACGAACATTTAAAAAATGGTATAATCGTGGAAATCATTTAGTTCATACAGGTAATTTAAATGGTATGTTTGTCGATAATTTACGATTTGAAACATTAGCATATGACCAGGGTTGGGGAAATACTTCGGCTAGAATAAGAATTAAATGTTATAATAAAAAAGGGAAAGAAATATTACATAAAGCATTTTATCCTGGTAGACAAAAGAAGGTTTATAAAAGATGGATTAGTTGGCATCATAGATATTGTAGTAGATATAGTAGAAGAAGAAGATGGTATAGACAATATTATTGGAGATGGTACCGATATAGACAAAGATATTATAGAGGTAGAAGTTGTAATTGGCGATGGTGGAGAGGATGGAGATGTTGGGGTCGTTATGGTTATCGATGGAGATGGTATAGACGACGAACATATAGAAATAGATATTATTGGCAGAGATATTGTTCTCGTAGAAGTAGTCATCCTCATTATGGTGGCGCATGGAAAGTTGTTGGTAATACATATCGTGATAATAAAGCAAAAAATAATGTTGATTTAAGTGATGAAGATAGAAGAGTTCATAGTTATAAAGTATTTATTCATCCACCATATGGTGGAAATAGAATTTACATGAACTATTTTAAATTAAAATTTTTTGGGTATAAATAAAATAATTTTATATACAATCTATATATGAAATTATTACCTTTAGCATTGATATTAATAATTATCTTTGCTCTTTATTATGTAAAATTTATAAGTTCAGCAAAACAATACGCGGAAACATTTAACAATAAAAAATTAAAAGAAGATAGAACTAATTTTGCTGAAAAAGATTTTAAGGATTATGATTCCATTCTTAATCCAAAAATTAAGGGCACTGGTGATATAACTTCATTTTATAAATTAAGTGTAAAAACAAAAGAAGGATATAGTAATTTTAAATTAAACAAAACAGATAGCGGGTCTATTAAAGATAAGGGTGATTTGAAAAAAGAAATGGAAAAATGTTCATTACTAAAAGACTGTGAACAATCTGACGACCATCCAAATTGTGGATATTGTTTTCCATTAAATAAATTTATGTATGGAAATAAAACTGGACCTATTGTAGATGGTCAAATAAACAAACATAATGTATGTCCTTCATTACCAAATGGTAAAAGTGGATGGGTACCACCTCCAAAATTTGGTGGTAAAACAAAAGAAGAATGTTTGCGAATGAACGCACAATCACTATGTAAAAATGCTGGTTCAACATGTGCAGCACCAGAAGGAAATGGGGCATCTAGAACATGTGGATGGTGTCCAAAAACACAAAGATTTATGGTAAAAGAATTAGTTGGTAATAAATTTTTACCAAAATATAGAGATAAATCTAAATGGGGTGATGTTGCTGATGTTTGTGAATGGAAAGGTTTAGAAGATGACGGAACAATAACAAATAACAATTATTTGATTAGTGGTGGGAAACAATGTGCTGATTTTCAAAAAAAATATCCATGTGTTACACCAAAGGCTACTACTGGACCACATACAGACGCTTGTTATAGAAAATTATGGAAAAAATCAAAATGTACTGGAGATCCTTTAGATAGGTCACCAAAAATGAAACCTATTCATCAGAGAAAATTTGGAAAACCATTATGGGACAAGGTTGCCTGGCCAGATGCTTTAGATTTAATGAAAACAATTCATAAAAAAGTTAAAAATTCAGATGTTTATGATGATGCTGTAGATTTTAATAAAGCGTGTTTTGATGGAACTCCACCAATAGATTCTTGTGATGAAAAATATAAACCTAGACCTCAAGATTGTTCTAGAAGATTATATAAAGAACAAGGATGTAAACCAAAAGGATATTTAAATCCTGATAGTATAAAAAATAATCATTTAAAAGAAATTTTAAATAAAGATTGGAATGATGGGTTATCTGGATGGCGTAATTGGAGAAATAAAAAATTTGCTAATAGAATAAGAAAACATAAATTACAAGCACGTGGTGTAGGTGATGGTAAGCATTATTCTTATAGAAGAATGAGTAGTCAATATTGTGGTTTAGAAACACCAAAACCACCAAATCCAAAACCGTGTTGGTCCGATATGAAAAGAATATTAAGTGTCATGCCGAAAACAGAAGTAAGAAATACAGAAGTTGTTTTTAGTTCAGGTAGTCCAGTTTTACAATTGTTGAAAGGAACATTTGGTTCATCAAAATATCCTAAGTTTATAGAAGCAACAAGTGATAAAGTAAGAACAGAAAAGCGAAATGCTTTCCATTTAAAAAATAAAAAATACTATTTTTATGAACATACATTAAAACTAAACGATTTTCCTTATTGGGATATATTGAAAGTTTGTAAAGATTATTGGAATGATAATTGGGATAGTTTTGGTAAAACTTTGGCATATAAAACACCATTTGTAGATTGGAAAACCGATCATATTACAGTAACAAAAGGTTCTGGTTTTACAAAATTGTTGGGATATTCTAAAAATAAAAATACAGCTTTAACAAATGGCTTATTTTATTATGATGGTAAATCTAGTGTATACAAATTATATAAAAAGTCGTTTCAACATAAGGATTTTCCATATTGGGATTTTTTAATATTAATTAAAACAATGAGTGATAATACTCTTGAATATAAAGTAATTTAATTTTAATTTATTTAAGTAAAAAATGAATTAAAAATCTATTTGAAATTATATAATAATGGGACAACAACAATCTGTACAAAAAGTCAATTTTGAAGATGTTCAATTTATCATTAATTCTTCTAAAAAAAATTATATTTTAATTAATACATTATCAAAATATAATCAAGATTGTCTTATAACAAATACTCTACCAATTGATAAAGAAGAACAAATAATAAATGGTTGCTTGTCAAATCCAAATATACATATAGTTATTTATGGAAAAAACACTAATGATGAAAAAATTATTGAAAAATATAAACAATTGGTTAATTTAGGATTTAGAAATATATATATTTATCCGGGAGGAATTTTTGAGTGGTTATGTTTACAAGATATATATGGAACAGAAGAGTTTCCAACAACAAAAGGAGAACTTGATTTATATAAGTATCGTCCAAAATCAAAATTTAATGAATATTTGATGCTTGAAAACATTGATTGATTTACATAAAAGGATGTGATAATAATTCTTGCATTGTTAAATTATTGTAGTAATTACTATCATCAGGTATAAAATTGTTGATAAATTTAGTTATTTCTTTTATATTTTTTTCATATTTATCTTCTTGATTAGTTTTATCTATATTAGCATCTATAAATAAAATATCTTTTTCATTATTTAACCACATTTCATGATAATCGTGGCATTTTTGTAAATATTTCAAAGGTATATTTTCTCCTTTTCTACTTCTTTCTTTTATTCTTTTATGACAAATTTCAGGTTCAGAATGTAAATAAATTATACCAGTTAGTTTAACTTTTCTAGTATAATGGTCAAACCACCTATTATATATTTTATAGTCTATTTCTTCTATGTCTTTGGTTTCATATAACATTTTTGCAAAAATATTTTTGTCTGTAAAAACACTTCTATCTGAAATAACAATACAATCATTATATTTATCAATAATGTTATTCAAATATTCTAATTTTGAAATCAAAGCCATCATTTGAAATGAAAATGAATATTTTTTATTGTTTTTATAAAATTTTTCTATAATATTTTCGTTATTTTCATCTTTAATTGATTCCCATATTTCTACTGGTTCTTGTAAATAAATAATAGGTATGTCTTGATAATAATTACCTATTTCTTTTTTTAATTTTTTCAATAGTGTAGATTTACCAACACCAATATTTCCTTCTATACCAAAAAACAAAATCATTTTACATTACTATGTAATATTTTTTTAATATCAATTTAATAAATATATAATAAAATTGATTTGAATATATAAAAAATAAATATATTATTACTACAGTCATGGATTTATCGCAACAAAAACTAACAAAAGAAGAATGGGATGCTCTAGAAGTGCCTATAAATAATGAAGAAAAAGTTATATTAAAAATGATCATAGATGGTTATGAAAATTTAAATATTGTATCAAATGATACAAAATCTATAATAAGTTATATGAAAATTACAGATGATATTGATTTTTATACAGATTGGTTGTATAAAGAATATTTTATGAGTATAGTTGAAAAATTACGTAAGAAATATGATTATCAATTTACTTATACACCAATAGTAAAAAAATTAAAAAAAATAAAATCTTCTGAACAAATAAGAATTAGAAACTTTGATAAAAAAATAGATGACAATAAGTTATTTATATTTGAATATATTTTATTAGATTTTATAAAAAAATTATCAAAAAACAATGACAAACATAGTTTCTACTTTTATACATTAACACGATTATTGAATTCTAAAATAAATTTATTAAATGATCATGTATTGTTATTTTGTAATAATGTTTTGGAAAAACACATAACAAAAATTAGTCGTAAAAATTTAATAAAACAATCATATGAATTTATTGAAAAAAATAAATATCTTAACAAATATGAAGATAAGAAATTGTATCAACATCAAAAAATGTTATTTTCAGCAGTTAAAAATCAAGGTGCTAAGTTATTATTGTATCAAGCACCTACTGGTATGGGAAAAACTCTATCACCTATTGGATTAAGCAAACATAAAAAAATCATATTTGTTTGCGCTGCTAAACACGTAGGTATGCAATTAGCAAAATCTTGTATATCTATGGAAATACCAATAGCAATTGCTTTTGGATGCTTAGACGCAAGTGATATTAGATTACATTATTATGCTGCAAAAGATTTTGTTAAAAATAGAAAAACAGGTGGAATATTTCGAGTAGACAATAGCGTTGGAGATAAAGTAGAAATAATTATTTCAGATGTAAAATCTTATTTGTGTAGTATGAATTATATGCTAGCATTTAATAAAGCAGAAGATATTGTTTGGTTTTGGGATGAACCAACAATAACATTAGATTATACAGAACATCCATTCCATAATATTTTAAAAAATAATTGGCAGCAAAATACAATACCAAATGTAATATTGTCTTCAGCAACGCTTCCAAAACAAAATGAAATATATGGTTGTATATCTAGTTTTAGAAGTAAATTTCCTATGTCTAATATACAAGAAATTACCAGTTATGAATGTAAAAAAACAATTCCTATTTTAGATGTAAAAGGACATATAGTATTACCTCATTTAATTTTTGAGAACTATGAAGATGTGAAAAAGTGTGTAAATTATTTGAATACTAATAAAACTATCTTAAGACATTTTGATTTAGGTGAAATAACTAGATTTATATTGTATGTAAATAAGAAAAATTTATTAAAAGAAAGATATACAATTAATACTTATTTTCAAGATATTAATAATATTAACGTAATAAAACTAAAAGAATATTATGTTTTGATTTTATCAAAATTAAAGAAAAGTTATGAAGAAATTTATCAACATTTCCAAAGTAAGAAACAGCCTCTTCATACATCAGTTGTTAAGATAACGACAAATGACGCACATACATTGACAGATGGTCCTACAATTTATCTTACAAATGATGTAAATAAAATTGGTAACTTTTATTTAAAGGTAACCAATATTAAAGAAAATGAATTAGAAAAATTACATGATATAATAGATTTAAATAATGAAATACAAAAAGAAATAGACGAGTTAATGAAAACAGAAAAAGAAAGAGCAGATAAAGTTGCCGCTCAGTTAGGAGATAAAGCAATGGAGCGTGTTGGTAGAGACACAAAAGAATTTCAGTTACAACAAGAGTATAAGAAAAATTTATCAAAACTAATGGTTAAAATAAAAAAAGTGGAATTAAATTCGGAATACATACCAAATAGTTTGGATCATCTTAGAAAATATATAAATAAACCTAAAGACAGTAAAGCATTTACATCAAATGTAAAAGATGAAGTAGTTGAAAAAATAGTTCAATTAAAGATTGATAATAATTATAAGATTTTATTGTTAATGGGTATAGGTGTATTTAATAATGATTTAGAAGTACAATCAAATACAAATAGTAAAGAAGAAAATGAAAAAATAAAAGCGTGTCGTGATTATATGGCAATAATGAAAGAATTAGCAGTAAAACAACATTTGTATTTGATTATTGCTTCTAGTGATTATATTTATGGAACGAATTATAACTTTTGTCATGGTTACATAGCAAAAGATTTACAAGATATAACAAAAGAAAAACTAATACAGGGTTTAGGTAGAGTTGGTAGGAAAAATAATAAATTAGATTATAGTATTCGTTTGAGAAGTGATAATTTGATTAGAAAATTACTATTAGAAGAAGAAAGTAAACAAGAAGTAATTAATATGAATAAATTATTTCAATAATTCTCTAAATTTCCATTTCCAAATTTTACCTTCTAAAAATCCTAATTTTTCAAAATCATCTAATTTTTTAAACAATATTTTCGTAAATGGTTCGTCTAAATCACTGTTGTTATTTATATTTACTAAAAACCACTTATTATTGTAAAATAAGTTTAATAATTCTGGAATAAGTTTATCATAAACAACATTATTAATTTGTTCTTGGTCATTTTCACTACAAATTTCACTGATTTTATTTATTATATAAGAACATCTCGTTTTAATATTGAGTGATCTAGTTTTCATGGTTTGAGATCTTGTTACTCTAGGTTCAAAATTATTGATATTTTTAGTTATTTTAATAATATCATTAAAATTCTGTCTACAAACTGGACATCTTGCATAATATTCACCTTTTTCACTATCAATATCATACCATTGTTTTAAACAACCATAACAAAACTCATGTTGACAACCATTAGGCTTACATTTATTTCTTATTTTATTGTTATAACAAATAGTACATATCATTTTTTTTATAATATAATAAAAAAAAATATTTTAAACTTATTATATTTTATTATATTATAATGTCAGGACAACCAATATTTAGTAATGCTACTCTTGACGATATAGATGTAAACAAACCAGTTTTTTCGTCTCTTGAAGCAAAAAAAATTTCAGATTATTCACCTACATACAGTAGTATTTCTGTAAATGGTGGAAAAATAGAATTAACTTTTAATGAAGATTTAGCTACCATTTCTTCTTTTGATGCAAATAGTTTTGTGATAAAAGAAGGTGCTACTACATATCCTGTTAATGAAGTAACTATATCTAATAAAAAAGTAACTATTGGAACAAATCACACTCATAGTGATATAAATAATTTAACGGTACAATATACCAAACCATCCGATTTAACAAAAGCAATAAAAACATCAAATGGTATAGAATTAGAAGAACTAAAAATTGTTAATAATGTTAACCGAAGTGGGGAATTTCCCAAACCAACAACGGTTGTTGCAAAAGATTATGATGGTGGTAAAAAAGAATATGAAATAACATTTAATGAAAATGTAGAAGGCAATATTTCTTCGGATGATTTTGTTGTTAAAACTACATCTGATAATACACTTCATCAACCATTAATTGCAAAAGTTACAAATGATAAAGTTGTATTGAAAAAAGGTACAATAACACGACATGGATTAGTTGATGGAACATTAACAGGTGCTGATAGTTCGTGGTCAGATGGAACGCGAAGTTTTACATCGTCATCGAATCATGGAGGATACACTCCAAATAAAGCGTTTGATGATTTATTAGGGGTAAACATTTGGCATAGTACCAGTAGATATTCGAGTGGAGTAGCCAATACAGCAACTGCTGGCACTACAGTAACCACTCCTGGATTTTATCAAACAACAACTTATCAAGTTGGAAATAGTGGTGATACATCATATGATTTTACTGGAGGTGCTTTTTCATCTTCCACAGCAAATCCAAATTTAACTTTATTACGTGGAAAAACATATGAATTTGTAGTTAATAGTGCCGGTCATCCTTTTAGAATTAATACAACAAATACAACAGGAACAGGAAGTGAGTATTCTAGTGTAACTCCATATGATCTAGTAAGTTCTAGTTCGACATTATCCGGACAAATATATTCAGGGTCTTCACAAGATTCAACAACACACCCTCCTTCAGGTGCTTTTAATGGGGTAACCGAAGAAAATGCTGGTGCTTGGGTTTCTATTGGCGATAGTTATTCTAATGGACAACCTAATACAAATGCTTCAACAAATGGATATGATGGAGAATGGGTTCAAGTAGACGTTGGGCAAATGGTAACAGCAACTACTTTTAAATTTTATACAAGAAATGTAAGTAATCGTGATGATAATGATCCTAAAAAAATGAGGTTATTTTCTAGTAATGATGGTAATACATGGTCACAAGTATACGATTGGACAAATTTAACTACTTTAGATTGGAGAACTAGTGCTGGAGGAACACCAATAGCCTTAACAATTAACCAAACCGTGAGAGCAAGGTATTTTAGAATAGCAATAGGAGAATTAATGGGTTCAGTTACTTATACACAATTAGCTGAATTTGAAGTAATTGGATTTACAAGTGGTGTAGCCAATAATGGAACAGAAAATGGGACTATAACATTTGTTGTTCCTAGTGACGCACCAAATACATTATATTATAATTGCGAACATCACGGTGGTATGAGTGGAACAATAACCATAACAAATCCAGATAAATATGTAGGAGAATGGTTACAGGTTGATTTGGGTTCTTCAACAACCTTACATAATTTTGAAATTTTACCTAGAGAATATGACCAGTTCAAACCAAAAGATTTTAAGTTATTTGGTAAGACTAATGCTACAGATAGTTGGACAGAAATATACGAAGTTACTGGTCTAACTGCTTCTGATTGGAAAACAGGAACAACACATCATAGTGCTGGTAGTTGGGATATTAATTTTACTGGAAGATATTTTAGGTTAGCCATAAATAAAGTTGTTACAGGAGGTTATGCGTGTGTCGGTGAATTAATTTTAAGAAATATTACTTATAGTACCTTACCAACAGATCCAAACACAGTTTCTATTTCATATACAAAAAATACAACTGCTAGTCAAAATTTAAAAGTAAAAGGTAGTACAACGGCATTTGATAGTTTTCTTTTTAGAAATGGAAACCACATTAAATCATTTACAGTAGATAGTCCTGTAAGACCATCGGCAGTTGATTTAATAAATAATGACGGAACTTCTCATTCAAGAGATAGCGGCGATTTAAATAAAATTATAGATAATAATATTGATAGTCAAACTTATACGACAACATCAATGACACAATCAACACACGGTCCATTTATTTTAGAGTTTGATTTTCCAAGTTCTTTAGTTGGAAAAAGACTTAATTCTATTCAATGGAAATGGGCTTCATCAGAAACCGGAACACTAAATTGTAAATTTGGTATAAGAAGTGGTTCAACAAATACTTCATTAAATGTTTCTGGAGCAAGTAATATAGGTAGCGGAACATTTAATACTGGTGTTGTTTCCACATGGGATAATAGTACAGATTGGCATATTGATACGGCAGTTGCCAACGATAACGCAACAGTTGTATTTGATGGTGAATATACAATTCAATCCGGGGATACATTTTTATTTAGATGGTTATCTTCAAACACCTATAAACATTTCAATATATACAATTTATATTTAATAACAGAAAATGTATTGGGAACACCTAGTATTGTAGATACAACCGTCGTTACATTCAATAAAGTTATATCTGGTTCAGATAGTTATACTAAAAATGATTTTACGATTAAACAAGGAACAACAGCATTAAGTATCAAAGAAATTAATATATCAAATGATGGTAAATTGTTAATAACAACTAATGAAGCAATAACAGATGCCAATACACTAGATATAGTATATAAGAAAAATTCAAATGTAGCAAATCATTTAAAAGACAATAACAATAAAAAAATAAATAGTTTTCGTATTAAAAATAATGTAGATATAAAACCAATTGTTTTATCATTTAATCAAAATATTGCTTCTAATCAAAATGTTGATGAAAATGATTTTACTTTAAGAGTTGATGGAATAACAAAAGGAATTCATGATGTAATTGTTATGGAAGAAGGAAAATTATTAATTAGACCAGAACAACCTATAACAGATATAAATAAAGTAATGATAACATATCAGAAAAGTGCAACTTCTAGTAAAAATATAGCAAATTCTAATGGTGATAGCGTACTAGGTTTTACATATCATAATGTTAGAGTAAGCAAAAAAACAGAAGGTTCTAATGACATATTACAAGTATCTGGAACTTTACCAGAGGCTTATACTGGTAATACTGCCGTTCCTTCTCCTTTAAAAAGAACAATATATATTTATAGTTCAGATACAACAACATCTCCTTCATATACTGGTGCTAACCGTCCAGTGGTAAAAATATCTAATTATAGAAATGTTATTGTGGATTCTAATGTTACTGCTACCATTACAGTATTTAATAATACATTATTAGTAAATGGTAAACCAGCATATCAATACTCTAATGATGCTGATATTAATTCTGCAACAGGTGATAGTATTGATAATTTTTATTTTTTCATATCAAGTGGTCAAAGTAAAAAAGTTTTGGAGGATATGGAGACAGCAGCAACAAATTCCGGTATTCAAGCAAATGATATTGCGTTAGTTAAAAATAAAAGAATTACTAACGATGGTGATACAGTTGCTTTATCATTAAATCAACCATTAGAAAATATTACAGACGAAGTAGAAAAAAGAAGTAAAAGACATGCGGTGTTGAAATTATTGTTTTCTTCAAATCCATTAAGAAAGCAATTTAAGATCGCAAAACAAGAATTATCTTTAAATACTAAAATTACAAAGCAAAAATTGATGGTTATTAAAAGTGGAGAAACCATAAATTTATCAAATAATAGTCCTATTGATGAAAATACTGGTATTTATGCTAATTTGTCTGATGTAAATGATTCAGTTGTATTTAATACAGGTTCGAATAATATTACATTTACAAAATTAGCAAATAATAATTACAGTGTTACAGGATATAATAATTTAACAATTATAACAAGAACTGGTGATGCTGGTAATTGGAAAGATGGAGATAGTTCAACATTTGATGGTGTAACCTATTATTTTGGTGGTATTTCTACAAATGGTACAGATGATACACCTGGTGAAGATTTTGTTAAAACAACAGTTACTGTATCAAGTGAAAAAGATGGTTCTTCTGGATTATTAAATCATCTAAATAAAAGAACTGCCTCTATGAATAGCAATACAACACAAAAAGAAATCAAAAAACATCAAAGAAATTTTTCATCTAGTGATTATTTGTTGTATAAAAAATTACGTCACTTTAAAAAATAATTTTATATAGTAATATTTATCATATAAAATTAATCTTCTCTTTCATTATATACATCGTCGCAACTATTGTTTGGTAATAAATGTAATAAATCATTTTCTTTTTCTTTTTTTGGGTTTTCTACTATCCATTTTTCTGAAGATGATAATTCTTCTGGAAACCATTTTTCATTTTCTACATCATATTTATTTTTACCTGTATTTTGTGTAGTTAAATATCTAGTTATTTTAGATGACTCTATTTGTCTTTCAAACATAACCTGTTCCCAATCTTTTAAGATTTGCTTAAATAAACCACGTGTATATACTCGATTCATATATATAAAATAATTAAAAAAATTTTATATATATATATTTCTTATTTATTTTCCACCACGAAGGCGAAGTACCAAATGAAGGGTGGCTTCTTTTTGAATATTGTAGTCACTCAAAGTACGACCGTCTTCCAATTGTTTTCCGGCAAAGATAAGACGTTGTTGATCTGGTGGAATACCTTCTTTGTCTTGGATTTTTTGCTTAACATTTTCTATAGTATCACTTGGTTCAACATCAAGGGTGATGGTTTTTCCTGTCAAAGTTTTTACGAAGATTTGCATATTATTATATGATATTTATTATCTGAATAGTTTTAAGTCAATTTTTTATAATATTATTTGGTTTTTGAATATTTTTTCTGTTTCTTTTTTTTATTTTTTATTGTTTTATTCTTTTTTTTTTTTTTTTTTTTTTTTTTTTTTTTTTTTTTTTTTTTTTTTTTTTTTTTTTTTTTTTTTTTTTTTTTTTTTTTTTTTTTTTTTTTTTT